CATGGGTATAGACCCTAAAGAATGGATGGAAGAATACTCTGCTACAGGAGGGCCAGTAGTTGCAGTACGAGATGGCTCTAAAGTTAGGTCATCTATGAGTGCAGCCTTTGATCCAGATCAGGTAAACACTAATAACTTACTAGCTACCAACCCAGCAGCAACGACTTTAGCAGGGCTTTTATCATTGCTAGGAATTAGTGAGGCTGATGGCTTATTATCTAACAATAGGTATGACTGAATACTTTAGGGTATAATGGCCCATAACTTAAAGGAACCACGATGGCTATTTCAACATTCACAGAGTTAAAGGCATCCATTGCCAACTTCTTGAACCGTGACGATCTGACGGCTACGATACCTGATTTCATCTCTTTGGCTGAATCTTCTATCAACAACGAGATTAGGCACTGGCGCATGGAAACTCGCGCAGAGACTACAGTGGATAGCCAGTTCACGGGCATACCTACAGATTGGCTGTCTACGATACGTTTCCACCTAACGACTTCTGGCACTAGCAGTTTAAACTTTATGTCGCTGGCTACCATGCAATCAACCAGAGCCGCTAGGAATGACTCTACGGGTACACCAACCAACTACAGTCTTAACAGTTCACAGTTTGAGTTAATGCCTACCCCAGATGGTTCCTATAGCGCAATCCTCATGTATTACGCTAAAATACCTACACTGAGCGATTCTGCTGAAACCAATTGGTTGTTGACGCATCACCCAGACATTTACCTGTATGGCGCATTGTTACACTCTGCTCCGTACTTAAAGGAAGATGAACGCGCTCAGACTTGGGCCGCTTTGTACACTGCTGCTGTAGGTCGCGTTAATAGCGCAAGCAGCAAATCAACTGCCAGTGGCTCTGGCCTAAGACTAAAGATAGGAAGTTACTAATATGGCATTTACTACATTTTTACGCAACGAACTGTTAGACCATGCGTTTCGCAATTCTGCTTACACACCACCTTCTACTGTTTACATCGGCCTTTATACATCGGCTACTGGCGCAGGCGGCACTGGTACAGAAGTCTCAGGTAATGGCTACACGCGCAAGGCTATGGCCTTTGATGCCGCATCATCTGGTGCAATCGACAATACGGCTGCTGTAGAGTTTCCAACGGCTACTGGCTCATGGGGTACTGTGACGCATACGGCTGTATTAGACGCGGCTACAAGCGGTAATATGCTTGCTGAAAATGCGTTAACGGCTAGTAAAGCGATTGGTAGTGGTGACGTATTCCGCTTCCAAGCTGGTGAATTTGACATTACCCTAGCCTAATATGAACGGTTATGGAGCAGCGTATTATGGCATTAACATCTATGGGCAAGCGGCCTATGTAGATGCTGCTGTTGCTATTAATGCGGCTTCTACTGTCACGGCTACTGGTCAGCGTATTGGTGAAGCGTCAGCAACTATAAGTGCTGTCTCTACAGTCACAGCTAATGCTATAAAGTTAGTTAATGCTGGTGCGGTTGTAGCTGCTGTAAGTGCGGTTACTGCTGCTGGTCAGCGAGTATTAAGCACATCTGCCCAGATCAATGCGGTATCCACAGTCACAGCTACTGGTGCAATGGCTATATCTGCAAGCGCAGAGATTGACGCGGTATCCACAGTTACGGCTAATGGTGCGGCTATTATGTTTGGTTCGGCTACTATCAACGCTGTATCAGGCATGACAGCGACAGGGCGTTACAAGTACGAGCCATTGCCAGTAGATTCGGCTGTATGGGCTACAAAACCAGTTGATAGCGCGACTTGGACTAATTTATAGTATAATGCAAACAGATTAACAAATAGGATTATTGCAATGGCAGATACAACTACAACTAACTACGGCCTAACTAAGCCAGAAGTTGGCGCATCGGAAGACACTTGGGGTACGAAAGTCAATACAGATATGGACTTGATTGATACTCAGATGAAGGCTAGTGCTAATGCTATAGTTGCTACTGTGGCTGTTGCTAACGCTGCCTTACCCAAAGCTGGCGGAACGATGACAGGTAACATAGCTACGAAAGGTATTACCAGTGTCACAGCAGGTACAGGTAACTTTGTGGCTGGCTCTACGGCTGGTGACTCTATTGTATCTGGTGGTAACTATAATACGTTGGTAGGTGATAATGCTGGTACTGCGGTTACTACAGGTGATGCTAACACTGCTACTGGCTTTGAGGCTTTGAAGAGTAATACTACAGGCATCAATAACACCGCTAGCGGCTTTGAGGCTTTAAAAACCAACACTACTGGCGGTTATCAAGTTGCAATTGGCTGGGGCGCATTGAAAGACAACACCTCGGGTACTCAAAACACCGCTTTGGGAGCTATCACCCTAAAGACGAATACCTCTGGTACTAATAACGTGGCTGTTGGACTTGAGTCTTTATATTATAACACTACGGGTGATGATAATACCGCATTAGGTCTAAAGGCTTTATACAATAACACTACAGCAAGTGATAATGTAGCATTAGGTGCTTATTCTCTATTCTCCAACACCACAGGCTCCAACAACACAGCTAGTGGCTATGAGGCTTTGAAGGCTAATACTACAGGTGCTAGTAATACAGCATCTGGCTTTGAGTCTTTAAAAGCTAACACCACAGGAAGCAACAACACTGCGGTTGGTAGAAGTTCTTTATTTGCTAACACAACTGGTAATAATAATGTTGCTGTTGGATTAAATTCTTTAGACGCTAATACAACAGGCTCAGAAAACTATGCAGGTGGTTTTAATGCTTTAAGTGCTAATACTACAGCTTCAAACAATACTGCTATTGGCTCACGAGCATTAATAGCTAACACCACAGGTGCTAGTAATACAGCAATAGGAACAAAGTCATTATCTTCTAATACTACAGGTGAAGAAAACACAGCAGTAGGAGAATTTGCTTTATTTACTAACACTACAGCTAATTTTAACGTAGCAATCGGTCAGGCTGCTTTGTACGCCAACACCACAGGAAGTAGTAACACAGCACTTGGTCAGAAGAGTTTATATGCTAACACTACCGCAGCAAGCAACACAGGCATTGGTTATCGTGCTTTAGCAGCTAACACTACCGCAGCAAGCAACACAGCAGTTGGTGCAGATGCTTTAACAGATAACACTACAGGTGCTTTGAATACTGCCGTTGGTGGATCTGCATTAGCTGTCAATACTACAGGTGCAGCTAATGTTGCTGTTGGGTATCAAGCGTTAGACGCTAACACCACAGGCGATACTAATACCGCAGTTGGTAAGGCTGCTATGACTACTAATACAACAGGATCAAGAAACACAGGGATAGGTTTAGCATCATTAAATGCTAATACTACAGGTAGTGAGGGTACTGCTGTAGGTTATGTTGCTTTATATAATAACACCACAGGGCCACATAATACTGCGGTTGGTTTTGCTGCTTTATATACTAACACCACAGGCCAACAGAATACGGCTATTGGTCAGAATGCTTTACTTAGTGCCACTACTGCTAATTATAATTCAGTTCTTGGTAAGAATGCTGGATCTTCCATAACTACGGGTGCTTCAAACACTATTATAGGCTATAGAGCAGGAGTCTCTGGTGAAGCACTTACTACGGGTGGAAGAAATACATTTATAGGGGCAAATGTACATGGTCAGGCTGCTGGTTCAGAGTCTAATGCCTTTGGATATGATGTGGCTGGTTCAGCTAACACAACTACGATAGGCTACGGAACATCTGACATAAGAACTACACATGGTAGCACTAACTGGGCCACTGTATCTGATGAACGATATAAGAAAGACATAACTGCATCAACTGCGGGATTATCATTTGTTAACGCTCTACGCCCAGTGACTTGGAACTATAAAACTTTAGGTGAACTACCAGAAACTTTTAGAGCTTATAAAGCAGACTCAACAGAAGTATTTAAAAACACACAAACTAATCATGGCTTTATAGCACAAGAAGTTAAGACTGTTATGGATTCACATTCTGAAATAAAAGATGGATTCCAGATGTGGAATAGCAGAGAAGATGGTTCTCAAGAGGTGGCAGATGGAGCCTTAATTCCAATTTTAACTAAAGCAATCCAAGAATTATCAACCCAAAATGCAGCACTCGCTGCACGTTTAACAGCACTAGAGGCATAACACAATGGATGAAGTAACAGTAGAACAAATCGCAGCACACTACGCAGCTTGTGGTGATTCCGTAGCATTAATCAATGCAGGTAAGCCAGCCGATATGGAAGACGCAGATTGGGTAGATTGTCTAGCTCGTAACAAGGAACATCTAGTTCTTATGCTTGCTAAAGACTACTGGACTACCGAAGACATGACTGCTATGACGGCTGCTGCTGCTTAAAGGAACAAACATGGCTATAACCTATCGCGGTGAGAAGTTTTCAGGCTACAACAAGCCTAAAGCGTCTGCTAAAGGCACAAAGAGCCATGTAGTGCTGATCAAAGACGATGGTAAAGACCGCATGATTCGCTTTGGCGAAAAGGGTGCTAGTACAGCAGGCAAGCCCAAGGCTGGCGAATCAGAAGCTATGAAAGCCAAGCGCAAGTCATTCAAGGCTAGGCATGGGGCGAACATAGCAAAGGGCAAAACCAGCGCAGCTTATTGGGCCAATAAATCAAAATGGTGAGGAATTAGCATGAGCCTTTACAGAAACATTGCAGCCAAAAAGAAACGCATTAAAGCTGGCTCTGGCGAAACCATGAAGAAAGCAGGGGCTAAAGGCAGGCCCACAGCCAATGATTTTAAACAAGCCGCTAAGACAGCAAAACCCGTAGCTAAAAAGGGTAAGAAAAAATGAAAGGCGTGAAGCATTATCTAAAGAATGGTAAGGAGCATACAGGCTCAATGCACAAAACAAATGGTATGCCCATGACAGGTGCTAAACACACCAAGTCAAGCAAGGATTTGTTTCACAAAAAAGACCTGTCAGCCGCAGTCAGGAAGAAAATTAAATAGAGGATTATGCTATGCCAAAAGGTAAGGGTACATACGGAACCAAGAAAGGTCGTCCACCAGCAAAGCCAAAGAAGAAATCTAAGGCGTACTAATGTGGAGCAGCCCTGTAGAACTGTATCCTGTTCATCTATCATCTACCCTATCCCCATTAGGTCAGGGAATGATAATAGAGCCGCAGGTAGCCATCAGGGAGGTTACAGAGCGTTATAGCGTAGTCAATCTAACAGGTGTTGCAGCATATGAGAATCGAAACGCAATATCTACATTGCACTGGGTGGCACGATGTTAGCTGAATTAGCGATTGCCAATGCTGCGTTTTCCGTTATAAAACAAACACTTAGCAACGGCAAAGAGATTGCAGACGCTGGTTCGGCATTAACAAAATACTTTGGTGCAAGCCAAGCTATAGAGCAGAAAGCTAAATTAGGAACTGGTGATGTACTAGCTGCTTACCAAGCCAAACAAGCTTTAGAAAGACAGGAAAAAGAACTTGAGTTTATGCTCAACAAGCAGGGGCTTCTTGGGTATTACAAGTACCAGCAGTTTAGGGATGAGTTTCATAGAAAGCAAAAAGCAGAATCTAAAAACCGCAAGGTTCGACAGGCTAAGATCAACTCAAATATAAATGACGGGTTAATTGCTCTAGGTATTGTTATAATCATAGTTGCTGCTGCATTTGGCGTATTTTACTACATAAGGACTTATTAAGATGTCAGGGATGCCAGACTTTGAAGCAGGCCAGTTAGTTAGTGCAGTTCAACAACTAAATAAAGACGTTGAATCGTTAACACGAACAATGACTAAACTAAATGACCGACTTGCTGCTCAAGAGATACAACTAGCTAAAGGTAAAGGAATGGCGGCTGGTGTGATTGTTTTAGCAGCTATTTTAGGTGGTGTTTCATCTTATATAATGAACAAAATGTGAGGCATCTATGGCACTAATTCCGTTAGACTTACCAGCAGGCGTTTACCGCAACGGCACTGATTTACAGTCTCAAGGTCGCTGGCGTGATTCTAACCTAGTACGTTGGTTTGATAATACATTGCGGCCTATTGGTGGCTGGCGTACACGCAGCGACACTGCTAGTGACAAGAAAGTGCGTGGTATGCACTCTTGGATTGCTAACAACTCAGATCGTTGGATTAGTGCAGGCAGTTATAATAAATTATACGTCTATAACGGTGCTGGCGCACGATACGACATTACACCAACGGGATTTACAGCAGGCAATGAAGATGCACTTACGCCAGTAGGTTATGGTAATTCATTTTACGGGCAAGAATACTACGGCACACCAAGACAAGAATCAGTAACGATTACACCAGCAACAACTTGGTCTATGGATTCATGGGGACAGTATTTAGTAGCCTGTTCAAGTTCAGATGGTAAGGTTTACGAGTGGCAGTTAAACACTGGAACCATTGCAGCAGTGGTGGCTAATGCACCCGTCAATAATCGCTCAATCCTAGTCACAGAAGAACGATTCTTAATGTGCCTTGGTGCTGGTGGTAATCCACGCTTGGTTCAATGGTCAGATCGTGAAGATAACACTGTCTGGACACCCGCAGCGACTAATGAAGCTGGCAGCTTAGAACTACAGACTACAGGGCGTATTCAGTGTGGCGTTAGGGTACAAAACCAAGCCTTGATACTGACCGACACAGACGCTCATGTGGCTACCTACAGTGGCCCACCTTATGTCTTTGGCATTGAACGGATTGGCACATCATGTGGCATTGTATCTAGTCAGGCTGTTGCTACAGTAGACAAGGGCGCAGTGTGGATGGGCAGTCGTTCATTCTACACTTACAGTGGTGGTGCTGTGTCAGAGGTTAATTGCGAGGTTGCTGATTATGTATTCTCAGACATTAACCACAGCCAGATCAGTAAGGTTGCAGCCGTATCTAACGCAAACTTTGGTGAGATTTGGTGGTTCTACCCATCGGGCAGTTCTAACGAAAATAACCGCTATGTCGTGTATAACTACAACGACAACACATGGGCAATAGGCGTTTTAGCTAGAACTGCTGGTGTGGACGCAGGCGTATATCGCCAACCTATTATTGCTTCTGCTACGGACAAGAAATTGTACGAGCATGAGATTGGATTTAATTACGATGGTGGTGAGCCGTTTGCAGAATCAGGCCCAATATCCATTGGTAATGGCGATAATGTAATGTCAGTCACCCAGATGATACCTGATGAAAAGACCCAAGGTGACGTTGACGCTACGTTCAAAACTCGATTCTATCCCAACGATGTGGAAAGAACATACGGCCCATTTAATATGGCAAACCCCGTTAGTCTACGTTTTACTGGCAGACAAGTCAGGATACGCGTTGAAGGCGTTAATGCTGATGATTGGCGCGTTGGCATTAATAGATTGGAAGTCAAACAGGGTGGTAGACGTTGAGCATATTAGACCAGCCACCAAAGCTGATTAATCTTAACTGGCTTCAGTGGGCGCAAAGAACATCAATATGGCTAGCCACAACGCGTAGTGCTTTACGGCATCGTGGGGCAGGCGAGTCAGCAGCCGAAGATGGTGTATTGCTGTGGAATCAAACTGGCGAATACCCTGTTATATCTGTTGATGGTGCGTATGTTCCTGTACAGATTGCTAGGGGCTACACAGTGTCAGCATTGCCCACGGGCGTAGTTGGTCAACGTGCTTATGTGACTGACGCGGCTTCACCAAGCTTTGGTGCTGCGGTAAGTGGTGGCGGTGCGGGTGTTATACCCGTATTCCGTAATGCAACGGCTTGGATAGTAGGTTGACCGAGTTACAGCGTTGCAGGGAATGGATAGAGGCGGCTTTAGAGTACAGTGGTGGCACACACCTTTATGAAGATGTTGTGACTGCTGTGGTAGAAGGCAAGATGCAATTATGGCCTGCTGAGAAATCGTGCTGGGTTACTGAGATTACGGTATACCCACGCAAGAAGGTGCTTCATGTGTTTCTAGCTGGTGGTGATTTAGATGAAATTATGGGGATGCACGAATCAGTGGTACAATGGGCCAAAGATCAAGGCTGTGAAGGCATGACTTTGACAGGTCGCAAAGGTTGGGTTAGAGCGTTACAGGATAATGGCTGGAAACCCCAGCAGCTAACTTTATTAGAAAAGAGGTTTTAAAATGTCAAAGGGCGGCACTACATCGGGTAGCACAGAGATTCCAGCATGGTTAGAAAGTGCTGCTATTGAAAACATCAACAAAGCGCGTGACGTATCCCAGATTGGCTATGTGCCTTACTACGGGCCTGATGTAGCCGCTTTCTCACCAATGCAACAGCAGAGTATGCAATCTACTGGAAACGCTGCTAGTGCCTTTGGATTGGCCCCACAGGGCTTTAACGCAATGGCTGGTATGCCACAAGCAGAAACCTTTGCAGGCGGTGTGCAGGGATATTCTAGTGCGCCTCTGTATGAGCAGTCACTAGACAAGCTATTTGCTAACGCACCAGCACAATATCGTGCCATGAATGATATGTTTATTGACCCGTTTACTGGCGCAAGACCAAGGGGTGGATATGGTGCTACACCAACACAAGTAAGCCAAATGTCATCTGGTGGTGGTAATGGCGGTGATGGTTACAGTTCTACGATGGAACATCATAATGCTTTTTTAAATCGCATGAGAGAAGAGGGTGCTTCTGACGTTTACGACTCAATTTATCAACAGACATATACGGCAGGAGATTTGGTGAATGGTGATACTTTTGTTGGTGACGATGGGCTTAATTACACAGTTGGCTATGATGTTGGACAAGTAGACCCTAGTTTAGCTAACGCAGTACAGCGAAATAAAATTAATGAAGTAAGAAGTAATTCATCTGCTGTAGGAAGTATTCTTGGAAATACATTACAAGGCTTCCCACTAAGCCGTCTTTTTGAAGGAATTACAGGTACTGCTCCATTTAATTCTAATGATGCGCCAAGAGGAAGTTTATCTAATGTTGATGTAAATGATGGCAGGTTTGCTAATATTATTGGTTATGAGCAAGAAAATGCTAGGGCGCAGGCAGATGCAGCAATCCGACAAGCAGGCATTGATGCTAATAATTTCTCTGGAATGGGTTATGACCAACCGCAAATTCAAGGCGGTTTATTAGGTAACTCTCCCTATCAAGCAGATGGAAACGAGCAGGCTTTAGCACAGGCTAGGATGCAAGAAGACATTAGGGCCGAGCAAGCAGCACAACAAGCAGCAGTAGCAGAGCAACAAGCAGCGCAACGCGCAGCGCAACAAGCTAAAATAGATCAAATTAAGAAATTGACTGCACCTGTTGCTAAAAGCACAGTTAATAGCGGCCCTAGCGACAGAGGCGGCAGCACATATAGTGGTGGCGGTAAAGCAGCAAGAGATGGTTATGGCGGCATTTCTGGTGGCGGTGGCAGGTAAGCCATTAATTTAAGTTATAAGGAATAATATTATGGCAGGCGCACCAACAGGCGGTTTTAACGTCAATCAAGCAGCAGCAGGCGGCATCCAGCAAGCAGGCATGGGTGCGGCACAAGGCATGAACTATAGGCCAATGGCAATTACTGCACCTACTCAAGCTGGGTTAGAGCAGTACACCAATCCCTATGAGACTCAGGTGGTTAACCAATCACTAGCAGACCTAGAGCGTAGCCGACTAATGGCCCAGAACGTAGGTGGCGCACAAGCAAGCGCAGCTAACGCATTTGGTGGCTCACGGCAGGGTATTGCAGAGGCGGAGACTAATCGGGCCTTTGCAGATCAAGCAGCCCGTACAGCGTCAGGATTGCGTCAGACAGGCTATCAGAACGCACAGAGTATGGAACGTCAGGCCCAGATGCAAAACCAAGCAGCAGGCTTATCAGGCGAACAGCAGCGCATGGCAGCAGGTCAGCAGTTAGGTAGCTTGTCTAATCTAGGTTTTGGTATGGGACAGACCATACAGGGCCGCATGGATCAGCAGGGTGCAATGCAACAAGCATTACAGCAGCAGTTGATTAATGCAGGTAAGCAACAGTACGCAGGCTACACTGGCGCACCAGCACAATCATTGCAGTATTTGTTACAGGCAGTAGGTGGCGCACCAGCCTCACAACAGCAGACAGAGACTTATGACGCAGGCTTGTTTGACTATCTGACGTTAGGCGCAAAGGCTTATGCTGGATTTGGGGGTTAATATGGGCTTATTAGATAACATTGGTAACAAGCTATCCTCAATGTCAGACGATGATAAGCGAGGCATGGCTCTAGGCTTGGCTTCTGGCTTTGCAGGCATGAGTGGTAATCCTAACACTAATAGCATTATGGCTGGTATTGAAGGTCAACAGGCGGCTTTGGCTGCTAGGCGTGAGAAGACTTCTGCTAGTGATAAGCTAGCCTCACAGTCTGCTATGGCTATTAAGATGCTTGGTGATAAGTTCCCTATGCTAACTCAAGCCTTGCAAGCAGGTATTATATCTCCTAACGATGCTATTACGGCTGCAAGAAAAGGTGCTGACGTTAAGGTTGTAGGTAAGTCTTTAGTGGATATGGAAGGTAATGTTTTATTTACAAGTGAGGATACAGGTAGCGACAGTACAACAGCATTTGATACTTTAAAACTTAGGGCAAAAGACGCTGGTCTTGTAGAAGGCACGCCAGCCTATCAACAGTTTATGATAGAGGGTGGGGCCAAGAAAGGCATGGCCTTTACATCAGATGGCAAAGGTGGCTTTACCTTAACTCAGGGTGGGGCTACCGTAGGTAAACCAAAAACTGAAGGACAAGCCAACGCTACTGGGTTTTGGGATAGAGTTGCAAAAGCTAATAAAAACTTAGAAGGATTGGAAGATCAAGGTACTAGTTTTGCAGGAAATGTTCTTGCATCTTTACCACTTGGTACTGGTAACTGGCTTCAAACATCAGAGTTTCAGTTGTATTCACAATCTCAAGAAGATTGGATTAATGCTGTATTGCGTGATGAATCTGGTGCTGCTATTGGCCCTGCTGAATTTGAAAGTGCTAAGACTCAGTATTTCCCACAGGTAGGTGATAAGCCAGCAGTCATATCTCAAAAGAGAGCAAACAGAAAAACCAAAGAGTTAGGTCTATGGACAAAATCAGGTCAGGACACCACATTCCCTACTGGTTATTCGCCATCAGAAACTACAGTTACGACAAGAAAACGCTGGAATCCGCAGACAAGAAAGCTTGAGGAAGTCTAACCATGATAGAAGTAGAAGGCCCAGATAACCAGATTATAGAGTTTGAAGACGGAACCAGTGATGCTGAAATTGAAAAGGTAATGGCTGAAATTTATTCTGCGCCTCAAGCCCCATCAGCAGATTGGATGCAGAATCTAAAAGAGCGTGACTATCTACAGCAAGCACCTTTGACTGCTAGGGCATTAAAGCAAGCAGAGGGTATACCATTTGTTGGTGGCTGGCTGCAAGATATAGCAAGCGCAGTATCGCCAGAGCTTGAAGCAAAAAGAAAAGCCTTATCAGAAGCCAAGCAATCTCAAGACCCTATTGAAAGCACTGCTCTGCAAGTTAGTGGTGCTGTAATTCCATCAATTATTGCTGCGCCATTGGCTGCTCCAGCTTCATTTGTTAGCTGGTTATCTAAACTTCCTACATTCCAGAAGATAGCGGCTGTATCAGGCACAGGTGGTGTGCTTGGTTTAGTAGAAGGCGCAGTAAGTGGTGCTGGTAGAGGCGGTGAAGGTGGGCGTTTAGAGGGGGCAATAGAAGGTGGAGCCATAGGCGGTGCTGGTGGTTTTGCTGGTGGTTTATTGCCTCCAGCCTTAATTAAAGGTTATGAAAACCTAAAGTCATCATTTAGAAATGTAGGCGCAGAGCAAATAGCTGCATCTTTAAAGATATCAGTTCCATCTGCTCAAGTATTATCAGCTACATTTCGGGATGCTGGGACAGACGTTAAAACTGCGCTTCAAAATATCTTTAACGCAGGTGAAGAAGGTATGGTGGCTGACTCTGGTTTTGCAGCACAGGCATTACTAGACGCTTCAGCAGCGACAGGTGGTAGAGCCTCTCAAATAACGGCTGAAGAGGTTACAGGTCGGGCAGCTAGGCAAGGTGCAGCACTATCAACTTCTATGGATGATGCTCTGGGGGCGTTACCTAAAGTAGACGATCAAGCAGCAGATGCTTTAGACATGGCAGAAAACATTGCTTTATCTACAAAAGTTCAAAGGCAAGAGGCATACGATCTAGCCTACAACACGCCTATAGACTATAGTTCTCAGGCAGGTATGCAGATAGAAAATGTATTTAACAATATACCAAAACGGTTTAAAGGTAAGGCAATAGAAAAAGCTAACGATCAAATGAACCTTGATGCTTTGAAATCAGGACAGCCTAAGCCTCAACAGATAATGGCTGATATTGCTGACGATGGAAGTGTTACGTTTAGAGAAATGCCAAACCTACGCCAGCTAGATCAAATCAAGCAAATGATTGGTGCGGTAGCATTTAAAGAAGTTGATGCCTTTGGTAGACCAACAGCAGACGCTTTGGATGCGGTGCAATGGTATCGCCAAGTGTCAGATAGCTTAAAGAATGCCTCGCCTGAGTATAGAAAAGCAGTTGAGTTGGGCGGTGATAAGATTAGTTTAGATAATGCGTTAGAGATTGGTTTAGGTATGTTAAGCCCTAAAACTTCTGCAAGGGACGTTATTAGGTCATTAAAAGGTGCTGATGCTGTTGAAAAACAATACGCAAAACTTGGAGTAAGAAGTGCTGTTGATGATTTAATAAACAATGTTAAAGCAACTATTGCCTCCCCTGACATTGACATAAATACACTGCGAACAGTTTTTACTCAGCTATCGTCTAAAAATTCTCGTGAAAAAATAAAATCACTTTTAAGTGCTTCAGAAGCTAAACAATTATTTAAAGACTTAGATCAAGCACAAATGTCTTTAGCGTTAAGGGCGGCTGTTGCAATGAATTCAAAAACTAGCATTAGAATAACGCAAAAAGAAATGGTCGATGACATAACTGATATTGGCGCGTTTGCTCATCTTCTAAGGTTAGAGCCAGCACAGGCAAGTCAAAAGGTTGTTCAGAAAATAACAGGCGAAACTGACCAACTTAGCG